CTATGTGGAAATTTGATAGTTTAATTAAAAATTTCACACAAGACGAAATGGCTTGTAGTTGCTGTAATGTTTCAGCAATGTCAGAGGATTTCATGGTGAAGCTACAGGAGCTTCGTGATAAATGTGGTTTTGCTCTTCCAGTGAATAGCGGTTATCGCTGTGCAAGACATAATGAAAAATCTGGGGGTCATCCTAGTTCTGGACATCTCACTGGAGAGGCAGCCGATCTACGAGTTGAGCGCACAGAAGCAAGGATAGTAATCCAATTAGCTTTGGAGATGGGCTTTTCAGTGGGAATTCAACAAAAAGGAGAAGGTCGTTTCGTACATGTTGATACAAAACCAAGACATACAGGAAAACCGAACCTCTGGAGTTATGCGTAAATGGAGATTTGTTTTGAGTTTGAGAATAGTGATCTTGATGTTGTTTTTACTCCTCACTGGGTGTCAGAAAACCACGCAGATCACTCCAAAGTACAATGGGAATTTTCCGACAAGTCAGATCCGCAACCTCTGGATGATGTGTTCATTCAGTTGGAAACAGAAGAATCCATTCCTCAGTCGAGAGATTGTTTGGATGGCTTGCGATTGTTACGCAGACGTGATTCGTGAGGAACTCACTCCTGAAGAAGTTGAGGGTCCCAAACAAATCACCAGTATAGATCTTAAAAAAGCTTTAATTGATAGATGCAACCCTAAATTAATACCGAATCCAACATGAGTAAAGAGCAGATTAAAAAATGGAAAGAATATGTATCTAGTAACTTTAAAAGAAATGACCAGAAGAATATTAAGGAAATTATTAAGAAACATCCGTACACGAAATGGGAAGATATAGAGAATAATGGCACTGTTACCAATTAAGATACCTGCAGGATTCTATAGAAACGCAACTCAATATCAAGCGAAGAACCGTTGGTATGATGGTAATCTAGTGCGTTTCTCAGAAGGTCGTCTCCGTCCGATAGGTGGTTGGCAGAGACTTGCAGACACACAGATCAATAAGAAAGGTGCAGTAAAATCTTTAAAAATTACGACTGCTGGTAGTGGCTATTCTGGTTCAGGGACTCTAGGATTCACAGGTGGGGGTGGATCATCCTTCACAGGAACTTATACTGTTTCAGGTGGAGCAATAGCAACCGTTACAATCGCTACCTCTGGTTCAGCTTTTACTTCAGTTCCAACCATTACAATCTCTGGATCTACTTCTGGAACAACTGCAGTCATCACTGCAGAAATATTCTCTGGAGTCGATCCAATAAGAGGTCTTCACTCATGGAGACTTGGTGCAGGAGCAAGATACCTTGCTGTAGGTTCTGTACAATCACTCCGTATCTGGGATGGTTCTCAAAGTTCAGGAACAAATGCTCCTATTTATGATGTAACTCCTGCAACAGCAAGTATTCCATCTGGTAATATTGACTTTAAGGATCAAGAAGATTTCCTTATATCTGGACTTGGATATGGAGCACTTGAGTATGGAGGAGATCGTGATCCTACTGATGGATCTGGAGGAACTTCATCTGGTGGAGATACTTATGGAACACCAAGACATCCAGCAGTAGATCCAGACATTACTGATCCTGAGGCATGGAGAGACAACTTCGTGCCGGTCTGGCAGATGGACAACTTCGGAGATGATCTGGTTGCAGTAAATTCTGGAGAAGGATCAATATGGTATGTTGATGCGTCAGGTCTTTCATTTAACAACACAAACCAGACTGCTACTCCTGCAGTCCTTCTTTCATCTTTAGGTGGATCTACTGGAGTTCCAGTAGATAATACTGGAGTTCTTGTAACTCCTGAGAGACATGTAATGATCTTTGGTGCAGGAGGAAATAAGAGAAAAATTGCATGGGGTCATCAAGAAAGTCTTACTGATTTTACTCCTGCTGTAACAAACACTGCAGGAGATCTGGAAGTACAGACACGAGGACGTATTGTTGGAGGATTTAAGACACGCTATGGAGTCCTTGTATTTTTCACTGATTCCGTCTGGAAGACCAACTATCTCGGCCCTCCTTATATTTACGGAATTGAACGTCTCTCAGAAGGTGGTGGCTGTCTTGGAATGAAATCTGTAGCTGGAAGTGCAGACTTCGTTGCTTGGATGTCTCAAGGACGTTTCTGGAGCTTCACAGGAGGATATATCTCAGAACTTTCATGTGATGTTGCAGATTATGTGTTTTCAGACATAAATGTCGATCTTGAAGGATTGATTTCTGGAGGACATAATGCAGAATTTGGTGAAATAAGTTGGTTCTATCCAAAAGAAGGAGACAACACTCCAACACGTTACGTTACATATTCATATAGAGAAAAACATTGGACAACAGGAGAACTCCATAGATCTGCATGGGAGCCAAGTGATAGTCTTGGTTATCCAGTAGCAGGAGGAACAGATGGATACCTTTACAGACATGAACTTGATCCAGATACTCAGTCAACTCCAATCCTAAGAGAAACAACTGTAACTGCTCCTGCAGATGTAACTTCACTCTCTGGCGTTAAATCACGAGTGATTGCAAAAGGAATTAATCCATCATTACATCCTAACGTGAGTGATGAAGCGCATCTCTGTTACGCAGAGACGGGAGCAATCGAGATAGGATCTGGTAGTAATATGATGAGTGTTTCACAAATCATTACAGATACAGACGCAGGTGGTGGTGGTGGACTACGAATGAAAGTGACTGTAGCACGGACACCAGACGATGATGCACCATTAGTAAAGGGACCCTATAACCTCCAGAACGATGGTTATACAGATACAAGGTTTACAGGAAGACAAGCACTTCTAAGAATAGAGTCACCATTCGATCAGGAATGGAGATTCGGAGAAATTAGGTTCGATGCAAGCAATGCAGGAGAACGGTGAGGACACAAAAACCATTACCGAATCCTCCTGAAGAATATGATAGATCATATATGTATGATCTTGCATCTTTGGTAATAGACGAAGAATCAGTAACAATGAAAACTAACAGAGATTCAGTAATTGATACAGGAAGTATTATCCTGAAGGACACCAGTAATAATAATTGGTATCGCTTGACTGTAACAGGTGGATCTCTCGGAGTCACTTTAGTAACAGAAGATTCCAATGGACTTCCAATAACAAGCACAAATCCATACGCATAGGGTAAGATATGAATATACCACAAGCTCGAAGAACTCTTCAAAAAGCACTACCTAAAGGAGATAAACTCATAGGAATGCGAGACGATGAATTTAATTGGCTTCAACAAAATAAGCCAGACTGGTTCGGATCTGGAAAGGTGCATAAAAAATCTGGACTGAGATCATTCTTCACTGCTCAATATGGAGGTGCAACAGACAATCAAGGTCAAGCTACAAATCCTAATGTAACACAAGGAAGTGGAACTCTGTCTGGAAGAGGATCTGATGCAGGTTCTAATAATAATCAAGGTGGTACAACACAACCATTTGAATCATCTGGTATAGAAGTAGGAAAAGATAGGACTGGGACAGATATTTTCACTATTGGTACTGGCCCTGAGTGGTGGAAAAATACTAAACAAAAAATCAGAGATTTAACTCAAGTTAAGAATCCTGAAACTGGTAAATGGGAATGGAAAGGTGGAGGAGGTAAATCTCCTCAAGAGATGTTAGAAGCTGGAGAAATAAATGCAGAAGAATATCATAATCTTCAGACCAACAGAGGTGGAGAAGTTGGAAGAGGTGGAACTGCTGGAGGTGACTTTGGAGGTGGAATCTCAACACGGACTGATACACAAACATCAACATCTGGACTGGACAAACCTGTAGAAGAATTCAGAGATAAGGTCTTAGGTGCGGCATCTGATGTGATGGATCAAGAGTATGTAAAGTACGAAGATCCACGCTTTGCGGGTCCTGCTAAAGACACTCTTACTGCACAGCAAGGAATCCGTGATATGCAGGGTCGTGGTCAAGGAGCATATACTTCAGCAGGACAGACTGCACAAGGAGTTCAAGGTGCTAATATTGATCCAATCACAGGTCAGAACTTCCTCTCTGGTCAAGGAGTAGATCAGTACATGTCTCCACATACTGCAAATGTTATTAAAGGAATGCAAGACTCTGCAATGTCAACGATGCAGAGACAAAGGAATCAACTTGGTGCAGATGCACAAATGGCTGGTGCAGGTATGGGTTCAAGATCTGCAATCGAAAAAGGTGTAATGGCTGCTGGAGTTCAAAAGAATCTTGGTGAACAGGTTTCTGGAGCACTGGAAGGAAGTTATGCACAAGCATCAAAGATGAAAGAAGCTGATATGGCACGAGAACAGCAACGTCAGAGATATAACCAGTTAGCAAGAGGAGAGGAAGGTCAGTTGCGACTTGCAGGTGCAGAGACAGGAATAAGAGCAACTGATGCTGGAAGACAAGCAGGTTATCAGGATTCAACGATGCTCTCAAGAGTCGGTGCAGATATAGAAGGTCGTGACCAGAATCAGAAAGACTTTGATTATCAACAGTTCCTTGAAGGACGTGACCACTGGAAGAACCAAGCAATGTTTGGTGCAAACGTAATGGGTGGTGCGCCATCAGGTACACATACAGCAATGAATACACCAATGTATCGTAACAATGCACTGAGCCCATGGGGTGGTGCAATGTCTGGAGCAGCCACAGGTTACATGTTAGGAGGCCCTTGGGGAGCCGCAGTAGGTGGAGGTCTAGGATACGCTCAAGGTGGTGGATTTAGAAACTTAGGTCTTGGATAGGAGGATAAATGACAACGCTTAGAAAATCAAAAAATCCTTTTGAATCAAAATCTTATAAACCAGACGCTTCTGGTTGGGGTAAAGATGAAAGAGGAACTCGTAAGTTTTACTTACTCCCTTGGCTAAAAGGTTACTTAGATGGTAAAGGTGAGCAAAGTGACTGGTCTAAGAGTACAAATGAAGAATTTGATAATGCAGTAAAAAAAGCAGAAGATATTGAAATGGTTGAACAAAAGATGTCTCTGCTTAATCCTGATATTGATGACATGGATTCAGGAGATGAGGAAGGTGCAGAATTAGCAAAACTGAATGAAGACTTTGGTGTCTGGGAT